CCCTTTTTGCTCAAGAGCGATGTTAATTTGTTCAATCATTTGGTTAGGAAAGCGGATGTTGCGGGTTGTTGTTCTGCGGGTTCTGTTCTTCGTTGACATGAGGTTGTCCCGTATTCAGTGTCGCTGATTTGTATTGTCTGAAGTTGTTTTTACGTTAAGTTGATGCAGATCAATTAATACGATATCTGCGTCATAATTGATTATTTGACGTGGTTTGATTGCGTAGATGCACGTTGTGACATGCAGATGATAATTATTATCATTTTGCGGGTCCTTTCCGGCGATCCGACAGGTTACGGGGCGGCGACCTCGCGGGTTTTCGCTATTTATGAAAATTTTCCGGTTTAAGGCATTTCCGTTCTTCTTCGTCGTAACTTAATGTTTTTATTTAAAATACCCCCTGAAAAGAAAGGAAACGACAGGTGCTGAAAACGAGCTTTTGGGCCTCTGTCGTTTCCTTTCTCTGTTTTTGGCCGTGGAATGAACAATGGAAGTCAACAAAAAGCAGCTGGCTGACATTTTCGGCGCGAGTATCCGTACCATTCAGAACTGGCAGGAACAGGGAATGCCCGTTCTGCGAGGCGGTGGCAAGGGTAATGAGGTGCTTTATGACTCTGCCGCCGTTATAAGATGGTATGCCGAAAGGGATGCTGAAATTGAGAACGAAAAGCTGCGCCGGGAAGTTGAAGAACTGCGGCAGGCCAGCGAGACAGATCTCCAGCCAGGGACTATTGAGTACGAACGCCATCGACTTACGCGTGCGCAGGCCGACGCACAGGAGCTGAAAAATGCCAGAGACTCCGCTGAAGTGGTGGAAACCGCATTCTGTACTTTCGTGCTGTCGCGGATCGCAGGTGAAATTGCCAGTATTCTCGACGGGATCCCCCTGTCGGTGCAGCGGCGTTTTCCGGAACTGGAAAACCGACATGTTGATTTCCTGAAACGGGATATCATCAAAGCCATGAACAAAGCAGCCGCGCTGGATGAACTGATACCGGGGTTGCTGAGTGAATATATCGAACAGTCAGGTTAACAGGCTGCGGCATTTTGTCTGCGCCGGGCTTCGCTCACTGTTCAGGCCGGAGCCACAGACCGCCGTTGAATGGGCGGATGCTAATTACTATCTCCCGAAAGAATTCGCATACCAGGAAGGGCGCTGGGAAACACTGCCCTTTCAGCGGGCCATCATGAATGCGATGGGCAGCGACTACATCCGTGAGGTGAATGTGGTGAAGTCTGCCCGTGTCGGTTATTCCAAAATGCTGCTGGGTGTTTATGCCTACTTCATAGAGCATAAGCAGCGCAACACCCTTATCTGGTTGCCGACGGATGGTGATGCCGAGAACTTTATGAAAACCCACGTTGAGCCGACTATTCGTGATATTCCGTCGCTGCTGGCGCTGGCCCCGTGGTATGGCAAAAAGCACCGGGATAACACGCTCACCATGAAGCGTTTCACTAATGGGCGTGACTTCTGGTGCCTGGGCGGTAAAGCGGCAAAAAACTACCGTGAAAAGTCGGTGGATGTGGCGGGTTATGATGAACTTGCTGCTTTTGATGATGATATTGAACAGGAAGGCTCTCCGACGTTCCTGGGTGACAAGCGTATTGAAGGCTCGGTCTGGCCAAAGTCCATCCGTGGCTCCACGCCCAAAGTGAGAGGCACCTGTCAGATTGAGCGTGCAGCCAGTGAATCCCCGCATTTTATGCGTTTTCATGTTGCCTGCCCGCACTGCGGGGAGGAGCAGTACCTTAAATTTGGCGATAAAGAGACGCCGTTTGGCCTCAAATGGACGCCGGATGATCCCTCCAGCGTGTTTTATCTCTGCGAACATAACGGATTTGTTATGCCTGGCGGCTGGACTGACAGGGGGCGTTATGCTTATGGAATGTTCTGACAATATCAAAACAATGAACGAGCCATCCACTCAATAATGATGAGTAATAAGGGCGATGATTTGCGCTCTGTGTTCTATGTTGATGGCGCAGCTTTCCCTGTTTTTGCGTTTATCGAAGATGGCCTGTCAATATCCGCACCTGGTGCTGATCTCGTTGTTAATGATACGACCTATAAGTTTGGGGCAACAAATCCGGCGACTGAATGTATCGCGGCGGACGTTATCCTTGATTTTAAGAGTGGGCGTGGTTTTTATGAGTCTAATTCGTTAATCGTTAACGATAACTTGTCGTGCAAAAAACTTTTTGCCACAGACGAAATTGTAGCGCGTGGTGGTAATCAGATTCGAATGATAGGTGGGGAGTATGGTGCATTATGGCGTAATGATGGCGCTAAAACTCACCTGCTGCTTACCAATCAAGGTGATGTTTATGGTGGCTGGAATACATTAAGACCGTTTTCTATTGATAACGCAACCGGCGAACTGGTTATTGGAACCAAACTGTCCGCAAGTCTGAACGGTAATGCATTAACAGCAACAAAGCTGCAAACGCCAAGACGGGTTTCTGGTGTTGAGTTTGATGGTTCCAAAGATATTACTTTAACCGCCGCGCATGTGGCTGCTTTTGCCAGAAGGGCAACGGATACATATGCCGATGCGGATGGTGGCGTTCCCTGGAATGCCGAATCAGGCGCTTACAATGTCACCCGCTCTGGCGACACCTATATTCTGGTTAACTTCTATACCGGAGTCGGAAGTTGCCGGACCTTGCAGATGAAGGCACATTACAGAAATGGAGGTCTGTTCTACCGTTCCTCAAGAGATGGCTATGGTTTTGAGGAAGACTGGGCAGAAGTTTATACCTCGAAAAATCTTCCACCAGAAAGCTACCCAGTCGGCGCACCAATCCCGTGGCCATCAGATACCGTTCCGTCTGGTTATGCCCTGATGCAGGGGCAGGCTTTTGACAAATCTGCATACCCGAAACTTGCAGCGGCTTATCCGTCAGGCGTGATCCCTGATATGCGTGGCTGGACGATTAAGGGCAAACCTGCCAGTGGTCGGGCCGTATTGTCTCAGGAACAGGACGGCATTAAATCGCATACCCACAGCGCCAGCGCATCCAGTACGGATTTGGGGACGAAAACCACATCGTCGTTTGATTACGGCACTAAATCCACGAATAACACTGGTGCGCATACCCATAGTTTAAGTGGCAGCACGAATGCAGCTGGTAATCACAGCCATAGAGATGGCCGTCGATTTAACCCCAGTGTTTTTAAAGATACTTATCAATATGGTTATACAAGCTCAGGTCAAAATACCTGGGGTGTACAAGGCTCAGTAGGTATGTCTACGGGGTGGTTAGCTAATACCAGTACAGATGGTAATCATAGCCACTCACTGTCCGGCACAGCAGCATCTGCAGGTGCACACGCGCATACTGTCGGTATTGGTGCTCATACGCACTCCGTTGCGATTGGTTCACATGGACACACCATCACCGTTAACGCTGCTGGTAACGCGGAAAACACCGTCAAAAACATCGCATTTAACTATATTGTGAGGCTTGCATAATGGCATTCAGAATGAGTGAACAACCACGGACCATAAAAATTTATAATCTGCTGGCCGGAACTAATGAATTTATTGGTGAAGGTGATGCATATATTCCGCCTCATACAGGTCTGCCAGCAAACAGTACCGATATTGCACCGCCAGATATTCCGGCAGGCTTCGTGGCTGTTTTCAACAGTGATGAGGCATCGTGGCATCTCGTTGAAGATCATCGGGGTAAAACGGTTTATGACGTGGCTTCCGGCGACGCGTTATTTATTTCTGAACTCGGTCCGTTACCGGAAAATGCCACTTGGTTATCCCCGGAAGGGGAGTTTCAGAAGTGGAACGGCACAGCCTGGGTGAAAGATGCAGAAGCAGAAAAACTATTCCGGATCCGGGAGGCGGAAGAAACAAAAAACAGCCTGATGCAGGCAGCGAATGAGCATATTGCGCCACTTCAGGATGCTGCAGATCTGGAAATTGCAACGGAGGAAGAAATCTCGTTGCTGGAAGCATGGAAAAAGTATCGGGTATTGCTGAACCGTGTTGATACGTCAACTTCACAGGATATTGAATGGCCAGCACTGCCGTAGGGTAAAACATATAAATTCTATAATTAGATGTATCTTTCCATTTACGGCAAGGAAGGGGGCTTGGAAGACGTAAAGCATCTCACACCGAGATTATTTTTTATATGTCAGGTGTCTGAAGTTTTGCTTTGGCTCTTAAAATGGTTTGCCGCGAGGTTTTGAATTCCCGGGCAATGGCACTTATACTTACACCTGACTTAATTCGTTCGAATACCACCTGTTTCTGTTCTTCATTTAACACAGGTGGTCGACCAAAACGTTTCCCTGCGCCGCGGGCTCTTACTATCCCGGAATGAGTGCGTTCAAGTAAAAGGTCTCGTTCAAATTCAGCGACTGCTGAAATTACTTGCATCATCATTTTTCCTGTTGGACTGGTCAGGTCAATGCCCCCCAATGCTAAGCAATGCACTCTGATACCTGTTTCGGTCAGTTGTTCCACTGTTTTCCTGATATCCATTGCATTACAACCAAGGCGATCCAGTTTTGTCACAATCAATTGATCACCACATTTCAGGCGAGCAAGCAACCGGTTAAAACCAGGACGCTCACTGGTTGCTGCTGAGCCGCTAATGTGTTCTTCGATTATTTGCTGAGGTTTGATTTTAAAACCTGCACTTTCGATTTCCCGGCGTTGATTTTCGGTGGTCTGATCCAGCGTTGATATCCGACAGTAAGCAAAAATTTGAGACATAGTGAGACTCTATACGAAATTGGTGTTCATATCATAATGCATCTCAGAAAATAATTATGATTATTTTTGTGCATATTTGTATGTACACGTTCGAAAATAAACGAATGCGTATGCAACCCCGTAATTTTGGTGAGACCCAAAATCGATTTTGTGAAAAATGGCTTTAACTCGGTTTGTTTTTCGAGTTCCGGGCGGACTCAAGGAAGAAGAATAGTGTTGCGTGTTATTTTAACCAGATTTCAAGTTGTTTGGTCGTGGAAAAGAGGAGCAAAATGTTGTTAAAGTGGAAAAATGATAAAAAAGTAAGTTTATTATA